ATCTAAATCATTAATATTATCAATGATTTGTGTATTCTCAGTGCTAAATAACGCATAACCCTGATAATGCCATAATCCCGCTTGATAGTAACGTTTAGTTTGCGCATTAAACGCAAGCTTTGCTCCATTAGGTAATGTGGTGATATAGATTTGATTAGGGCTTATCGCCCCTAATTCATTAATGGGTTGAGTGCTTGTGAATAAAGCTTTTTGTCTTGCTAAAACTTGATCACTTTCTTGAGATGTTTCTTGCGTATAGTGAAGAGAACCTAAAACACTGAATTGATATACAATTTCTTGGGAGGGTGTCTGAATGATCGGTCCCATACTATTAAACGCCGAGCTATTTAAACCACCCCCATTATAAACAGCGCTTGGGGTATTTTGAGAAATAGCCGCATTCACCCAAAACCGGAAACCATCAAGAGGCAAAATACATTCATTATATAGAGTGAAAGTCAATGCCTGTCGATAAGAAATAGTATCCGCCGCTTGCTGTAACCCTGCGCCTAATTCTAAAGGCGCAGTCATTGATTCTAAAACAGTAGCCATTACTTCTCAACCCATGCACGAAACGATTCACGAATAACGCCAGAATCAATAAATGACGGCCTTCTAGTTCCGATTAGTCCATAAGATTCTGTGCGTTTTCCTTTTACCCAGTCTTTTGCTGACCCTTTTTTAAATTTAGTTCGCACTCCTAGAAGCGCTGCTTCTGTAGGTACCCCCGAGATTCCCATCCCCTCTATAAGGGATGAATCTAAGAACCCTCTAAAATCACCTTCTATATAATCCGTCGCCTGTTTAAAAATACCAGTATTAATCTGACCTGTGTTTACAATATTTTCAAAATTACTGTCTATCGCGTTCACTATTTCAGTCGATATTGTTTTTAAATTCCATTCTGCAAACGTTGAAAATAATTTATAAGTTTCCTCTAAATCTTTCGCAACCTCAAAATTCCCATCAGGAGAATTAGGATGGTCAATATCCAATACGCCCAACGCAATCTTCAAGTTAACCCCCATAGTGTACCGATTTGTTGCGATAACGCTATCGCCGTTCGCCCGTAGGGGTCTTTTATTCGTTGCAATGAGGTGGCATCTAAATTGCTTAATCCCATACCCACGGTATAGGTTGCATTTGTCGATTCATCAGAAGAATCCGATATGGGACCTGCATAAAATGCATTTATCCCGTAAGCTGTTCTCGCTTCAGTAAAAAAAACTTGTCCTTCATAATCTTGCTGGAATTGCAACAGGAGACTACCACCCCAATTATAAATAGCAATTGTATAAATATCAGGGTCAACAACAGATAACTGCTGCGAAACGGCATAGTTGGCAAAGGTGAAATAATAGTTCCAACCAGGGTCATCTTCAGTCATTATCGTTGTCGTAATGCCCATAACAGATTGTGCCCAGGAAATAAACCCTGTCAAAGTTGGCGGTGCTAGAATGCTCATTATGTATCTCCAACAGGGTTAATAAATTAGTATTTAGGAGGTCGGCCTCTTCGTTTAGGCTCTTGTCCTTCCCTAACTACTTCTATCGTTTGAGTGTATTTTTTATCATGATCAGTTGGCCCTTGTTTTTCTTCGGTTATTTCTAAAGATAGTCCACTGATTTGCTTTCCACCCGCTTCACGCGCTATATTGAATGCGTGCTCATCCGCTGACGCAACGGTCATCTTAAGAGCCTCTTGAGCTTGGTCAATTTTCTCCTGCATAGATTGACTGATCCCATCTTCAATTGCGCTCAAGGAGATAGGCTTGTCAAAACGATACGCTAATCCACCAAACCCTTTTTTTACATGGTTCACATCTTGCATACCATATCTGGTATGTTGATTAATAATATAATCTAAATCATCTTTGTTATATTCTAGCATTATTTGCCCACCCATTGGCAGGTTCCGCACGTGTACCTTCTTTATTTCGGGCAAAGAATACGTGAGGATAAATTTAGATTTTGTGCAATTCGCTATATATAATTTCATTTAAACCTCTTAAGGGTGGTAGGCTTATGATGCACTTTAATCCGTGAATACTCAAAAACGTCTTAAAGCAAGCCTACCATAGATTTTTAACAGTACTCAGCATCACATGAGTACTATAAAAAATCGATTAAGTATAGGCTGCACTTAAAATAATGGTTGCCTCTGGTCGCCATGCCCAGCCAGGAGTCACCCGCATAGTGTACATGGTTGTGATCCCACCATCAGCAATAGGAGTTGGGATTTCTTTCGGCGCGGGCATGTCAGAAAACATAACATTTGTCGATAAAATATTAGGCGTTAATGATGCAAAAATATTAGTATTAATATCCATTCCACGACCGGATACTTTAATTTCAGGCGCAGTGATTATAATTAAATCAGTATTTCCGCCAGTACCTTGATTAATAAGTGTATCATCTACAGAATAATTTAAGCTATCCCCAGCAGACCAATCAACAATAGTACTCACTAACCCCGCAGCAGTCTCAACACCGCCACCTTCACGCTGAAACTGAACCAAGTTTACCAGTCCGTCAAAGGTTAAAGCTTGAAAGAATCGTTGCGGGCCCAAAACCTCAATACGTAGAGGAATTCCCATTTGGTAGGTATTAGTATGGATAGTACCAATCAGATTAGATAGATACATGGCTAATTGACCAGAATCCCAGTTGGCATACCCTACGTTACCATTACTATCAGTAGGAAGCGTGGTTTTAGTCACTCCTGCTGTGTTAACTAACCCCTCATAATTCGAGGGATTGACCCCATATAACAACACATTGCGTAAACATTGGTTGATACCTTGTCGGGCTGCTAATCGATTAGCATCATTTAATGCATATCCCCAAGTACTGGCGGCAGCCTCGTCGAATCCATCATACTGTGATCTAGTTGAGATTCTATACGTAGGCATATTAATATGCTCAACAAAAACACTTGCAGAGGGCAAATTTGTGATAGATGATTGTCCAACCTGTACTTGAGTTGTAAGCTGCATAGTTTTAGCATATACGTATAAGTCAGATTCAGTTAATTTCGTCTGAAAAGAACTACCACCCAGCAGGTTAAACGCGCCGGAGGGCTGGCTATACTGCATCAGGAATTCAGGTACCATGTAATGCGGATTAACCGTTAAATAAGATGGTGCAAAGTTACTCATTTTTAATTATCCCTTTGTTAAATTAAGCACATAACTAATGGGCCAGTATTAGTCCACGTGGGTATACCACCAACCAAAGTTATTACTTTATTGCCTGTTAAACTAACTGGACCAAACTCAAGAATCGGAAATTTATTGGTCGAATCATAGGTTGTTAAATAATTATTTGTATAATCCCACGTTGCATTTTGATTAGTTTGGCCACCAGCAAGGGCAGAAGCAAACGCCGCGCTAATCGGCAAAGCAATTCTAGCACGACTGCCGAAGTAATAATAATTGATACTCATACCCGAACTATAATTCGGCGCTGTGTTTTGTCCAGGAACTGCAATGGAGGCGTATCCTTTATTACTTACAGCTATGCCCGTACTGGTTGCAAGAGATGTTGCCGCAAGCACAAGGCTACCCGTGTTGGTTCCCGACACACTATTGACAGTAGGAACCAATGTCTGAATAGGCATACCTACAACTATTGGAGTAGATTGATTTGAGCTAACTAGTCCTGTCTGTAACTGAAATTTAACCGCAGGGTCGTCTTGGGCATCGCCCTGCGTATAACCATTCGAACTTACTTGAAAAAGTCCCCCAGCATTTGATGCTGTCATTGGGTTAAACGTAATATTTCCCATTTTATTTAATCCTCTTTATTTAGTTAAGCCAAAACGGTTAACCCTGCTGATATGTAGTAACTGAGAATCCCGATGGAAGTTTGATTCTTTTAACATAACTTTAGGTGACCCCTTATAAGATACAATTTCACGACCTACTGAGTCTTTACGCACAATTCGAATGAGTCGCCCTTCTGGTACGATTTCAGGTGAATTAGAAGCCGCAATTGCATCTGCGTAAATATGTTTCTCAATCACACTCAATAGATTAGAATCTGAAACAGATTTTAAATCAACATCTTTATAAGTTTTAGAATGAGTTTGCAAAGGACGTAATAACATGTTTCGATAACCCGTTAAACTTTGCCCCATTAAAGGTGCTGGCGCTCTATTGCCAAATGCTGCATAAGCCGTATCCGCCATGGCCTGGAAGTCTGCGTACTTCTCCATGTCTTTATCTCTGCGAGCTACTTCTTCCGTTTCTTTATCTGCATCTTTTCGTGCTTCTTCTTCTTCTTTTTCCGCATCAGGGCGCATCTGACCTGTGCGCATATCCTGTTTGCCATCAGTCGAATTAGGCGAATCTTTTCTAACTTCCTCTTCCTCTTCCTCTTTCTTATTTTCATCGTCTTTACGCGATTTCTTTTTATCCATGGCGCTCATCTCTTCTTCATCAGAGTAGCCTTTTAATTCAGGCGCTGGCATATTTTTCTCCATGCTATCTACACGAGAAACTAACTGGCCCAATGCGCTCAAAATTGAATCTAATTTATCACCAGCAGCATCTACTTTTGGCTCTAACGTTTTCTCTGTCATTTCTAACACCTCATTTTTATTATTTAATTGCACACCCTCAAGAGGGCCTCCTTTATCCCACACACCCGCTGAGCCTTGAGATTTTGTAACAATCGCCAAGTGATCAAGTAAACACGGCTTACCTTCGATAAGTATTGGCTCGCCTGATTCTGTATGTACAGTGACATTACCCGCCAACTCATCAAAAGTAACACAAGGGCTTGTAGATACATATCCTTCCGCTATCTCTTTCATTGCGTTTGTATCATGTATCCTAGCTATTCCCCAGACTTCATCACCTTTAATGTATGATAACATAATACTACCAATTGCACGAGTTTTATACTCATCCGTGGTCAAAATTGCCCCATCTGGATGGTCCATGATAACAGTAAGACCATTACAACGCGCTAAAAACTCGTCATTCAAATAAATTGAAGGGTCACGCCATACATGCTCACCAATAGAGGAACGGTACGCAAGCCCAGTTCCCGTTATTCTTACCGCAAGTAAATGCATATTTCCATAAACGTGAGGGCTTGGTATAATTCCTTCACTCATCAACTTAGCCGCATCTAATTCTGTTTTGATTCCTGCAATCTTTAGTGTATCTTGTAGCCCAGGATGTAAAGGAGTTGGAAATTCAGACATTTTACACCATAAAAACCCAGAAGACTCATTACAAAGTACAATCTCAAACTTTTCAATGTCTTTCGCTAAATAGGTCGCATATTGACCGTTATCATGTAAAAGTTCTAGGGAACCTGTATAATTAAATCCCGTCTCTTCTAACGCTTCCCGTCTAGCCGTGTCTTCTATTTCTTCATTTGCATTTTGAAGGCCACCAGGGAGCCCAAAAGTGTTTGGATAATCTCCCCCATTTCCTCTGTGTAATAATAAGACCTCATCATCCGCCGTGTGGAAAATAATACCAGCGGCCCTACCCTTTGTTTTTACAGTAGAATAATTTGAATCGCTGTGCTCCTCTAACTTTTGCCCTACATTTTTAGAAACACCACCATACCCCCCCGGAGTATGGGCAGCAGCGTTCATGAGTCGCTCTTGAGCTTCGCTTTTAAATGGCAAAATATGCACCTCTTGAAAATCAATACCAATTATGTGCCAAAGTAGATTACTTTGTCAAGCTTAAACCCTTTTTAGTTAGCATCTCTTTCGGCAAATCAGTCAGTTTATATAAATAATGATAGACACATTTACAATTGGGCAATTGCCCAGGTAATTCACGATCATCAGTATACCCGTTTATTTCTTTGATTAACCCGTCTTTATGCGCCCATGAGTTCCGTATGACAAAAATATCAGCGTCCACATCGATTGATTTATGCGGCTCCCTGTAATTATAGTCAGGGGTTCTCCATTGGCTATGCCATTTTGCAGCAATCGCCCCGTTATCTATAGCAATCAACTCATTTAAATTTGATTCCATTTTGCGCGTTTGATCATTAATTATTCTACTTTCCACCAGGGGTAACTCAAAAATCTCTTTTCTTATCGCATCTTTTTCTTTAACCTTATCTATATCTTTTATCCCACCCTTTGGGATACTAGTAGCCCAACCCACAAAGCGGCGTAACACTTGCAATATTGATTCCTCTTTGCGATATTTTATAAGTTCATCAGTGGCTGCTTGACGTTTATGTAGCTCACGACTTAAGTCAGTGTATATATTGTTTATCTCTTTTTTTCTTAATGTTGATTTTTTCAAAAATCGATCAAATGATGATTGCAATAAATCCCTGGGGTTTTTTGCCTTCGGACGCATTAAATAATAAACAATGGCAGCTTTTAAACTGTTTGTATACTGATTCAGAGTCGTTTGATCAGTATACCCATGATTAGAGTAATAAGATAAGGCGCTTGTTAATACTCTGAAAATGCTCATTTTAACAGCTCACATTTCCAAGAGGTGTATATTTAGCTAATTCTTCTAAATCCAAATCAAGCACGCTATGAAATGTATCTTTCATATCCGCCAGATTGTCAGTCATCCATCCTACAATGCGGGCCTTATTATCAGGGTCGGCAATGGGTAACAACGTTCTCGCAAATTCTATCAGCCCATTTAATTTGATTTCATCTGTTTTCACCTTTTCACTCATAGGCTCATCAAGCAAAGTAGGCCAATCTGCTCTAAATGCATTCTTCCAGCTGTAAAATGCCTGTTTATAGGTCATCTTGCTGTATACTTCAGGGTACGTATCTTTTATCGATTCGTATACGTCCTCATTCCATGCACGATGCATAACAATATCCGTGAAAAAATCAAATAGACTAGCCATCTCTCCGCGTATACCCTCTACGTGCTGCATAACGGCCTTAGCGTCTTCTGTACCTTCGCCGAAGCCTTGAGTGAAGGCTTCATCTTTAATCAGCATAGCGGGCACATCCGATGCAGTAGCCACGTTGGTAATGATATTATCTCTTACCGTAGTAATCGCTAGAGCCGTATTGTTCAAATCGATAGACTCGATAGACTCATCAACATCAATATTTAAAATGTTACCTGTTGTCCCTTGCTGAAGTTGTGAGCGTTTTAAGCCTTGGATTTTGTCCATTAAGTTAGTCACTACAGCGCCAGAAGGCTTGTTTTTTGCAATAATAAGCCCTGCTTTTAAAGAAATCCAATCATCGGTTATCATCGTTTGAATAAAAGACTTTAACGGATACAATGCCCGCTGAAAAACTGAACGACCAGTGAACCCATAAGTTGATGATTCAAATTGTAAATATATAGGCGTTCCGTTATACATAACGCGAGTTCGACTAGGATGGTAGGGTTGTCCCGCCGCTGTGATATACGATAAAGGCTTTTGGAAGTCTGGTGCGTTTGGATTTTGGTTAGTAACGATAGACCCCGCCATATTTAACGGGTCAAATACGTTAAAATATAAATTTAAAAAAGGCAAATCGAAAGGATCAATGGGCTTATCTGTTGGTATATCCCGGTCTCCGTAAACGATCGCACCCACGCCATAAGCTCGGGTCACGAACATGGTATCCCGAATGTAATTAATCGCGTTAAGTCTATCCCATTCTTTTTCAAATGCATCCACTAGAATTTCTTTGGCTATCGCATCAACCGTAATTTTCCTTTTTTTACTCAAAGATAACTTAACGGACTTTTCAACAAGCTTACCACAAAGAGGGTGATATACCCAAAGCATCTTGCAAAGCTCATAACTCGCAGGGTCTCCTGGGGTTATGTTATTGCTAAATAATAGATCAATCAGCGGATTCGAAGAATTGTAAGAATCAATAGAAGAAATACACACATCGGACATTATCCACCCGCCATTTTTAATTTTAGTAAAAATAAGTATACACCATTTTACAGGCTATTTATAGCGCATATTCCGCGCAAAGAGTCAAGGCTATAGAGTAAGTGGCACAGTCTAATAGGTCATCAGCTCTTCTCGCTGCGTCCTTATCACCAATTCTAAACGTGGTTAACTGACTGATTAAATGATTATGCGTGCGTCCTTTCCATTCTTGGGTTTTATTGTAAGCGTGATCGCTAATTTTACAAAGTCCCGCAGAGGCAGGTCCCCCAGAAATAAAGGCACGTTCATCCTTTCCCTTGCTCATGAGCTTGCTATTTATCGGCCTAACCCTCCACCCGCGCATTTGGCTCTGTTGGATAAGCACAGAACCCCCCGCCGCATCCTCGCAAAGTATGCCGATTGTTTCAAATCGCGAATTGCACGCCTTGGATAATTCGTCACAGCGCTGCAATACTTTTGGCGCTAGATACTCTAAGCTTGCAGCATCGATGCTATATAACTCCCAATCTAACCAAATTAAGTTAGGCTGGTTATATTGGTTAAAGGAACAATATAGAACGGCGGTTGCGTCATTTTCTGTACCCGATTTTACAGCGCAATCCATAATGGCAAAAACAGTGTCACAATTAGAAGGATATTGTACAGGCTTTCCATTATCTAAGAAAAAATCCAGCTTGAAGAAGGGGGCTGAATCCCAAGAGATAAATTTAGCTTCATACTCTTGCAGGAATACTAGCTCATGTTGGCACGCTTTTTCTTTGGCTAACTCTTCCTGGGGTACGTAGGGATTCGCTGAAGTAGGCGCGTGGTGAAATTTCCAGCCACGGGTGTTCTCATTACATATTTGCCAGAAAAAATTCTCCGTATCTATCCCATTAGGCGTAGAGAAGACCCATGCTTGGCCTTCTGTCGTTAAAAGTGTAGGCTTTATTGATCGTTCCCAGATTTGGGGAGTTTGTCCATTCTTTGAGAAAGCCATTTCATCACATAAGATCAGATCATATTCACGACCGCGGCAGGCAAGTTCATTATCTGTTAACGTCCAAAAATCAATTTTACCTCGTGATAAAAGCTTTATAACTCCATCGTTACGATTCGAAGAGGTCACAATAGGGTTCAATATCTCTAGCGTATCTCCCCAAATCTCGGACAGTTGTTTATGATATGGCGCACATATCGCAACCTTTCCTCCTTTTGCGGCGCATCGTGTCGCAAGCCATACTAACAAAATAGTTTTTCCAAAGCGTCTACCCGCACAGACCGCATTGAATCGATTTCGATTCTCAAAAATAGAAACTTGGCCCGAGTGGAGCTTAGGCAATATAATAGATTTGTCCTTTTGATTATCATCATCCCATGGGATATTTAGCCTATAGTTTCTAATATTTTGCTCAATCCTCATGGCTTAGATCATTTTTAAGTACAAAACTACCGGAAACGGTACCGTCTACTTTTGTGCCAAATTTTGATCGATTCCAGATGCCCAAGAGATGTTTTGTCGTCTCCAATTGGAGTTTTTTGCTGGGTAAATTATCATATTCTACCAGCTCGACAGTGACTCGCCCATCGGGATGGGTCGTAGTTTTTTTAGTGAATCCTAATTCAAATTCCCTAGACAAAACTTTCATTTCTTCGGCCATTAAGTCATATCCTATCTCACGACTTAATGCTATTCTTTGTGCATTTTCTTTACTTTTTTGCATCCAGCGGAACAATGAACCATAGGTTGGCATATGGTCTTCATTCAAGCACATGACAGTCGCCATTTCTCCTGCTTCTATCCTTTCGCAAATTTCTTTAATAAGCTCTTCAGTAATTATATAAGGCCGACATTCTCTATTCTTGTGTTTAAACACGGTCTTTTTACCCGTATGAGGCCGATACTGTTCTTTTGTCTTTTTGGAAATCGAAGTAGGCTTAACCTCTTCGTTGTCTGCTGACC